GCAAAGGCCGCCAGTTGCTGAAGGGAACCCGTCGTCGCCGCGATCGCGCGATCGAGCGTCGCGAGGTCGCCGCTGATCGACGCGATGCCGGCGGATATGCCGTCATCCAGCGCGAGCCGGATGCCGACGGTGTAGGCTTCGTCCATATCAGGGTGCAGGGGTCAGGGGTCGGGAGACGGCGGAGCGCAGCGCCTCCGCGATCGCGGCGCCGACGCGCTCGGCGGCGGCATCCACGTGTTCGGCGGCGATCGGCGCCAGGAACGGGCGCGGCGGTATTGTTGCGGTTCCGTATTCCTGGTCCGGCGCCACCGCGTCCGTCGAACCGACGATCGCGGCGTCGCCGTCGGCGGCAACCGCGATACTGTCGGCGAGCGCACCGGTTTGACGCCAGGGAAACGCGTGCTCCCCGCCGGGCGGATGCGACAACGCCTCGCGCACCGCATCGGCGATCGTTTCCGCCGCCCCCGCAAGCGCCGCGGCGCGCGTCTGCGCCAGGTCGATGCGCGCAAGGTTGCTGGCAATATCGCCGATTTTCACGTTCACGCCTTCCAGCTCATCGTCGCGAAATCGAATTCATGGCCATCCAGCTCGGCGAGTGCCACCACCCAGGCGAGCCGCTCATCCGGCGAGAGACTGAACGCGACATCGAATGGCACCCCGTTCCGGCACAAGTAGAGCGAATCGACCAGATCGGGGTGCCGGCTCAGTTTTTTGCCGTACTCGCATCCAGCTCCTGCGCCGGCGGCAGCAGCGCGGCGCTGATGGCGTTGATGCCCTCGTCGCCCAGCCGTTGCACAATCGCTTCGATCTGCGCCTCGCTGACCGGCTGCGGCACCGGGATATCGTCGATCGCGGTCACGCTCGCCGCCAGCAGCGCCGTCCCCAGCCAGGGCGGGTTCTGCGCGAGCTGGGGCCCCGCGGCCTTGAACAGGCGCAGCTTGTCGAGCGCCGACAGCCGCCGCAGCGCGAGCCGCCGACCGAGCGTGTCGGTCGTTTCGGTCGCGGCCTGCGCGGCGGCGACCAGCCGGGACGAGGGCGTCTCCACTACATGCGCTTCCGCGTGGAGGCGTAGAATTCCAGCCGCTGCTTCACGCTCGCATCGCCGCGCCACGAACCGGCTTGCGCCAGCTTGAACACGACGTTGTCGTACTGATAGGTCGAGGTCGATCCATCGACCTCGGCGACGTATTGATAGAGCGTGCCGGAGGCGACCGCGTTGCCGGCGAAATACGCCGCTTCCACCTGGGCCACGAAATCATCGACCGAGGAAGAGCCGCGCTCGAGCTCGAACGCGCCCTCCCAGCCTTTCGGCAATTCCGTCGCCAACAGTACGCCATCGATGCGATCGACGCGCACCGGCGCGGTGACCTGGCGGCTCTCGAAGCCGGTCACATGGGTGAGATCGATGCGGCCGAACGGCCCCATCACCACGAGCTGACAATCACGGCCGACGGAAAAAAGGTTGCTGGGCACTGAGGATTCTCCTTGTGGGGCGGCAATCAAAAGGAAGATTCACCACAGAGACACAGAGACACAGAGACACAGAGACACGGAGAGAAGAAACAGGCGGCTCGCGCTGCCCGACAAACTTCTTCTCTGTGTCTTTGTGTCTCTGTGGTGAGACTTTTCTTGCTTCCTTACGCCGCCAGCGCGCCAGGATTGCCGGGCAGCACCTGGCTCTGCACCTGCACGGTCTGGCCGCCCTCGATGTTGACGATGAACTTCTCGTTGATCGCCTGGTACTGCACCTGCGCGTCCGACTGCACGTAGCCGAGCCCGGTGCGCGACAGCGGATTGTTCGAGGTGTCGCACACCACGCTGAACGGCAGCGAACCGTCGAGCGAGCCCAGCATACCCTGGCTCAGCATGTTCTGGAGGAAGCTGAGCTGGGTCGCGCGGATGCGGCGGAACAGTGAGGCGTTCACCACCTCGCCGACATACTGGCCCATGCCGGCGGCGAGCGTGGCGGCGATGTAGTTGGTCATGCGCGTGTAGTTGTCGCCGTTGACGGCGGCGTTGGAGCTGGCATTGTGGCCGCCGCGCACGCCCCAGAAGCTGCCGGCCGGCTGCGGATTGGCGATCACGTCGATGCCCGCCTGCAACAGCACCGACAGCTCGGCTGACGAATAGGTGGTGCTCTGCCCGGTGCCGGGCGCGCCCGACTTCTGCGTGCCCACCACGCTGTAGAGCGGCTTGTTCAGGCTCGACTGTTCCGGCGAAAGATTGGCTAACCGGCCGGCGACGAAGCCCTGCGGGCTCACCAGCCGCAGCATGCCGTTCACCTGGTCGTTCCACCAGATCCAGTCGCCGAACATCAGCTTCGCCGCGTAGGTGTCGAGGCCCCACGACTGCTTGGCGAACACGGCGCTGCCGATGGTGTCGCCGGCGGGCGTGGTCAGGATCATGTAGATCCCTTCCTGCAAGCCGAACTGCGCCTCGGTCGTCCACTGCGTAGCGTCATCGGCATCCGCGAGAACGCCGATCGAGCAGCCCTGCCCGCGCAGCGCATACATGCCCTTGCGCGGCGTGATATCGACCCCGACCAGCGTCGCGGCATTGGCGCCGCCGGCGCCGTCGCTGCCGGTCGCGCCGGAGCTGAACGGCCAGTTGAACGTCACCGGCGCGATTGCGGTGCCGCCGGCGTTGGCGACGACGATCTGGCTCGGCCCGCGTTGCGGCGACTGCCCGCTGTTTACCGCGCCCGCCAGCGCCTGCCAGAACGCCGCGCCGGCGCCGCCGATATTGTCGTAAACCTCCGGCGCGTAGCCGGGCATGGTGACGGTGAGGCGCCAGGTGCCGGCCTTCGACCCCGTGCTCATCGCCACGTTGATGGTGTTGCCGAGCGAGCCGGTATAGAGCGCGGTGAAGACGAAGGTGGTGTTGGGAACCTGGAAGGCGGCGGCCGTATCCGTGCCGTCCGTTACGCGCACGCAGCGGAAGTTCGCCGCCCCCTGCTGCACCGCCGTCGCCAGCTGCGTGCCCATGTCGTATTTGCGCGCCACCACCGGCCCGAAATTGTAGGCGTAGTCCGACATGGTAGCGACGATAACCGGATGCCCGACCGGTCCCCAGCTCGCCGTGCCGACCACGCCGATCACATCGGTTGGAACGCCGTTGAGAATCAGGTTCTGCGGCGGCACGATCTGCACATAGAGATCGGGAACCACCAGCGCCGTGGTGTTGATGTTGCCTTGCTGCACGATCGGCATGGCTCAGCTTCCTTTCACCGCGACGCGCACCACGCAGTGCGCGTTCTCACCCGCAAGAATCTCAGTGATTTTTGCGCCGTCGGTGATGCTGTCGCCCTTCGCGTACGCGCCGAACGCGCGCACGACAACGAGGGAAAATTTCATCGAGTGTAACTCCGTCAGGACAGAAGGGTTTGCACGACGCCGGCGCCATTGGCGGCAAGCATCGTGTCGCCGAAGATCATCGACGGCAGCGTGGTCACCTGCGTGGTCGAGTAGTCGACGGAATAGACGAGATCGCGCCGGTAGAGTTGCGCGTCCTGGCTCTGGTCGAACACGGAAGAGGAGACGAACAGCAGCCGCCCCTGCGTGCCGTCGGGCAGCGCGATGAACGGCCGTGCCGCCAGCGCGGTATCCACCGCCACGGCGGCGGCATCGCGCGAGGCCGGATCGGGGCACCAGCAGGTGATGCGAAGGCGCTGGCGCTGGCGGCGCAGTTCCTCGGTGAAGCTCTGGTCCGCCACCACGCGGCCGATCAGCAGCCGCGCGCCCGGAACTGTGACCGTGGCGCCATCGAGCACCGCCGCGCGCTGCGTGCGGAGATAGCTGGCGAGAATTGCGGCGACCAGTTCCGGCGTGTCGCCCGCCTCGGTCCGGTGCACCACCGCGAGGTTGTCGGCGAGCAGACCGGCAAGCTGGCCAGGCCCGGCGCCGCCGGCGAACGTCGCCACATTGCCACTCACATTCACCGTCAGCGTGGGCGTCACCGGCGTGGCGGGCATGAATTCGGTGGTCCAGCGCGTGGTATTGAGCTGCTGCCGCGCGTCGGGAAACACCGTGATGTTCACACGCCTGGCCGCGAGGTCGGCGTTCAGGGCCGCCGAATTTGGCCAGCCCCGATAGATGCGGCACGCCGCGCCGAGAATGGAGGGCGCGTCAGCGCCCTGCGGATATATCACGCCGCTGACCAGTTGCGTCAGCACTGTTTCAACGTCGGATTGGTCCGCCATTTATCCTGACCATTGATAACTGCTAGGTCGTCGTCTGTTTCGCCAGCACCCGCCAGCCGAGGTCCGTCAGTTCTGCTGACGCGACCACGCCGGTGCGGCCGAGATCGTCGGTCATGAGATCGCCGTTCAGCAGCACCACCCCGGGGACCCGCGGCAGCAGGACCTCCCAGCTGCGCGGGGCCACGTCACCCGGCAGGTCGGTGGAGTCGAGGCCGCTGCCATAGGCGTTCAGGACACTGGCGGGATAGTCCGAGATCAGCGCGGTCGCGCTGCCGAGGGTGAAGCCGCCATAGGATCCGACGCCCGACCCCGACGCCCCCGTGGTAGGCGCCGGCCGCACGAAGCCGACGACCCGCGTGGCGCGCACGCACAGCGCCGGCAGCAGCGGCTGCTGCTGGACGATGAACCAGACGCCACCATCCTTCGCGCCCCGCACCGACTCCTTGCGCACCAGGTAGTCGCCGGGCCGCGTGTAGGCGGAGTCGAACAGCCCCCACCACGCCGCCTGGCCATAGCCCACGGGCCGCGCGAAGTCGGGCTCCTGCGCGGAAAACGCAGCCTGTAGCTTCATGAAACGATTCGGCGGCTGCAACGGATCGGTAGCGTCGGACGGCCGGTAAGCGTCGCACCAGGCGCCGAGCACCATCGCGGCGCGGCCCTGCGCGCGCCGCACCCGGTCGGCAAGCGTCCACGCGTCCATCTCAGACCACGAGTGCTATGCCGCCGTCGCCGAGGCCGGGGCCGGGCGGCAAGCCGAGAAAAGCGCACAGCCGCCGGCGCCAGTCATCGAACAGGCCGGTGCGTTCCCGCACCTCGTTGGCGTTGCGCGTCCACACCGCGGCGCGGTCGGTGTCGAGGCTCGAGCCCGCCGCGGGGATGGCGAGTTCGAGCTGCCCGAGCGTGGTCAGGTATTGCCGCACCACGGCCTCCTCCGAGCCGGTCAGGTGCGAAAGCCGCCACTCCATCAGCCCATAGACCTGGAAGAAGCGCCAGCCCTGAAAGCCCGCATTGCCGGCGCCATAGGCCGGGTAGCCACAATAACGCCGGATGTCGGTGCGCTCGGCTTCGGTGAAGGCCATGATGACGCGTTACCCGATATGCTCGATCATCACCGCGCGCTTGTAGTTCGCGTTGTTCGAGGTGCCGATCGTGGAGGGGTTGGTGGTCGTGTCCGACGGCGCGCAGAAGCCGCCGATCCAGTACCAGGACTGGGCGATGATCTGCTGCAACCGGTCCACCGGCTCGCGCGTCACCATGGCGATGCCATCGACCATGGAGACGATGCTGCCCGGCGGCACCATGTCGGGTCCGGTCATGCCAGCGAAGTCGCCCTCGATCAGCGCGCCCTTGCCGCACACGATCGGCCGGCGCACCACCGCGCCCGGGACCGGTGAGTTGTTGCTCTGCACATATGCCTCGGTCGTCGGGATGAAGCGCAGGCCGAGCAACTCGTTGATCATGCCCTTGGCGTACACCTGGTTCGCCGAGGTGGCGCCCTGGAACAACTGGCGGAAGGCCTGGTCGTTGAACAGTTGCCGCGCGGAGACGGGATCGAGATAGCAGTTGTAAACGCCGTCGATCTCCGGCACCGCGTTCTGCCGCAGCTGCGACACCGCGTTCAGCAGCGTGTTCATGTCGAGTTGATCGGCCGCCTGCAACTGCGAGGTGTTGGTGCGGCCGTTCGGGCGCGCGATAATGGAACCGGTGGTGGCGAAAACCGTATTGTTTTGCGTGCCGTCAGCAACGGAGACGTTGCCGTTGAACGTCAGCACGCCCGATATGCCGCCGACCTGCTGCGCGGAGGACCCGTTGGCCGCGTCCACCGTCACGCCGATCAGCGTATAGGGGTTGCCGTTCACGGCCACCGCGAGCGTCGCGGTGCCGCCGACCGGCGTTTGCACGCCGTTGACGAACACGGTCTGGAAACCTCTGATGTCATCGACCGCGAGCGACGGACCCGGCGTGGCAAGCGTCGAGCGAACCCGCGTGTTGCCACCGAAATACGGTGCGAACAGCGCGTTGCGGGCGAGTTCGTCGAGGCTGCGCGCGGCCTGCTCGCCGTTGATCGAAGCGTTCAGCAGGAACTGGCTCGCGATGCCGACGCGGCTGGTCACCACGTTCAGGTCGCTGGTGGCCGCGTAGTGGTTGATGGTGATCGTGAACTGCTCGACGCCGAACGACGAGGGCGTCAGGCCGTTGTCGAAGTTGGTGTTCGACGAAGGCGCGAGCGGCGTGGTGACCGACGGCTTCAGCCCGGCGCGGGTCTTGGTGAGCGTCTCACCGATGCCCACGGCGAAAGTCTGCCGGTCGGCGACGGCGCGATAACCGAGCTTCGAACGCAGCGCTTGCTGGAACTCGCGCTCGAGGAAGCCCTGCTGGATGATCGGCTGAAGGGAAGCCGGAAAGTTCTGGATGCCCATGGCGAGTCCTTATGTGTCAGGCGCGTTTGAGGAGTTCGGAACGAGCGGCTTGCCACTCGCTGTCGGTCATTTCCGTCGCGAGCTTCGGCCGCGGCGGCGTGGTTGGCGGCACGCTCGAGGTCGATGAGGTGCTGGCGCCGCCGAACAGCCACGGCTTGGCGCGGCGCATCTGCCGCATCAGGTCCGCGGCGCCGCCGACATTGCCGTCCTCGTCGAGCTTGAGGCTCGCGATGTCGATGAGCTTCAGCCCATCGAGATCGACCATGCCGGCGCGCACCGCTTCGGCCTTCAACTCGGCGCGGATCAGCCGCGCGGTGGTGGAGGCTTCGAGTTCCGCAAGCCGGCGTTCGAGTTCCGCCGCGCGGTCCTCCGCGTCCGCCGCCGCCGGTTGCGGCACGGGCGCTTGTGTTGGTTCTTCTGTCATGCTGTTCCTGTGGTTAAACAAGCAAGAATCACCACAGAGACACAGAGACACAGAGAAGATGGATTCCCGCTTTCGCGGGAATGACGGAAGTGGGCAAAGCCCTTCTTATCTTCTCCGTGTCTCTGTGTCTCTGTGGTTAATCTTCCTTTTCTTCTTCCTGCTCGCCGTCGATGCGCGCGAGCTCAGCGGCGACATCGTCGATATCGTAGGTGTCGGCGATCGACTTGACG